ATCGCTGGAGAGCTAATGAAATGTGTATCGCCACTTACAAAATGGCGGAGAAGCGTAAGGACACTAAGACCATGGAGAAGACTGTGGCTACTTATGCTAAGATTAATCGTGTGGATCTGGAGGATGAACAGGCTATTCCGTTTGATAAGATTATGGTCCAACCTTTCACTGCTACTGATGACCCGCGTGTACTGGGCATCGAGCCTATCCCCAATATTCAAGATAAGATTTCAGCGATGATTGAAAAGTATAGCGCCGAAACGATTGATATTGAGGATGTGCAGTTCGAGGAAGTGGACCTGGAGTTTGATAGTCTGTTCCCGAATACGGAAACAGCAAATAATGATACGCTATTCGATGATACCACTGAGTCCGAGCAAGTCTGCGATAAGGTATAATCCAAATATGATTGCAAAAGATATTACAAATTTAAGGACAAAGGAGAGCAAATTATTGCTTACTCTATTATTTATTACTTTTGCAATTGGTCCTATGATTATGCTGTATATCAAGCATACTATTATTATGATTATCCAAGATTTCATGATGTAAATGGTTTAATTTATTTACAAAGTTACAACTTTTCCCATGAATAACAAACGTATATACTTCAACAAGCCGCAGCGCCTTACGCAACTTATCGGTGCTAACACTACCGTTATTGTTGCAGGTCGCCGTACAGGTAAAACGGACTCTATCGCTGCGCCTTTTGTGCTGCGTAATATGCAACGTATGCCGGGCTCTACAGGTGGTATTGTGGTCCCGACGTTCAAGCATGGTTTGACTAATACTCTACCCGGTTTACTGGCCGCCTGGAAACGCTGGGGATTCTTGAACGGCGTACATTATGTGATTGGTCGCAAGCCTCCCAAATCGTTTGCGGCTCCTATCATTGATCCTGCCGAGAATGAGCATGTGATTCGTTTCTACAACGGCTCGTGTGCCGTTATCATATCGCAAGATAGACCTGGCAGCTCTAACTCGCTGACGCTATCTTGGCTATTGGTGGATGAGGCGAAGTTCATTGATTATGCTAAGCTAAAGGATGAAACGCTGCCGGCTAATGGTGGTATTAAGTCTTACTTCGGTAAGCACTCGTATAATCATTCTATTATGATTCTGAGTGATATGCCGCAAACGCAGAAGGGTAGTTGGTTCTTGCATTACAAGGAGAAAATGGACCCGGAGCTTATAAAGACTATTGAGGGTACGGTTTATGAGATTTGGCGTATCAAGGAACGTATTCGCCAACTGAATAAATCCGGTGATACGGTGCCGAGCTATCTAAAGTATTATCTGCGCCGGCTTGACACTAACCTCAATAAGATGCGCTCCGTGGCTGTCTACTACAAGGAGTATTCTTCTATTGAGAATCTGCAATTGCTCGGTGAAAACTACATCAAGCAGATGAAGCGGGACCTAACGCCGCTGACGTTCCAAACCTCTATCCTTTGCCGTAAGATTGGGATTGCGAAGGATGGCTTTTACTCGTCGATGCGTGAGGCGCATAAGTATGATGCTTCCAACTTCTCTACGCTTGATGAAGAGTTTAAAAAGTTGGCTAATGGTCCTCTTAGCTCTTCTCTCTCATCTTTTAACTCTACGAGTGACAGTGATGTTGATGCGGATGCGCCTATCTGTATCGGTATGGACTACAACGCGAATATTAACTGGATAGTTGCAGGTCAACCGAAAGATAGACGCCTAAATGTTATCAAGTCGTTCTATGTGAAGTTCGAACGTAAAATACCTGCTCTGATTGACGATTTTTGTAATTACTACAGTCAGCATCGTAACAAGACGGTTGTGTATTATTACGATGCTACTGCGCTCGGCTCCAACTATGCTGTCAATGAGCAAGATTTTCGTTGGGTGGTAACGCATGAGTTCGAAAAGCATGGCTGGCAAGTGGAACCTGTTTATCTCGGCAACCCGATGCGGCATGATGAAAAGTACCTTCTCATCAACCAAGGTTTCGCAGGCAAGCAACGACTGATGCCTTTCTTCAATCGCTCGAACAATGAGGATCTGATTCTCGCTATTCAGTCCGCCGGTGTAAGCCGCGGGCGTAACGGCTTCCACAAGGATAAGTCGGGCGAGAAGCTTGCCGAAAGCGAAGAAGCGCTCCTGGAGCATCGCACGGACGGTACGGATGCCTTCGATACGCTTTACATCGGTTGCGAGAAGTTCCCGTTCCAACAATCTGTTTCTATCTATACCGGTGGAGTACTTTAGAAAAGTTACAATCTTATTTTGATTAATTAATTAAATATTAAAAAATATTTATTAACTTTGTATATCTGAATCCTTCAAAAAATCTACAACATGACAATTAGAAACATATTTTCGATTATCCTTGCTACAATATTTCCTGTGGGAATATATGCATATACTGACATTCGTCCTATTGAGAAAAACTATTCAGAATATAATTCTTATGCTTTAGCCAACAAAATAGATGACCTTACTCCACTTCTTGTGGGAGAAACTATACGTTTCTCTAACTTTAATCCTAATAAGGATATTGTAATGTTTGAGTATGAAGTCCCTGATACCATTTGGCTAAAAGAGAGACCAAAAAAGAACCCCAAAGAGGGTAAACATTACGTTCTTCGCCATAAGTATCATAGCGTCATCAAAGAGGAAAGTGTTTATTCTAAATCTACAAAAGAAGTAACCCCGGCTATTGAGCTGACCGGATCACAATTTCTAGTAACAAATGTCGAAAATGTTGGAGGAAATAGCTATCATACTAGAACATATTTTAATGTTCATATAACAAATACCACAACAGATGAACGTATTATATGGTATATTCGTCCGGGGTCAACATCTTATGATAATGAATATATTGTTCATTTAACAGGTCTTAGTGACAGGATTGGCTTAACAGGGCAAACAATTTATTCTGCAACTAAAAGTTTATCTAATAATAGATATACTAATGTTACTAAATATGTGTGCACAGGCACAGACGCAGTTATTGATTTTACATTTTCCATCCCGAAATTTAAAATCCTTTTTACAACTCTCGATGAAAACAACAAAGAAGGTTCTCATGCTATACCATTTTCATCTTCATCGTATAATACTTCAAGTTTCATATGGTTTGATGAATCTCAAGCAGACATTGCTCTAGACTCCAACAAAGTCTATGAAATTAATTATACCGTAAATCCGAACGCGACAACAGACAATTTCCCTTTTAGTTTTAAGTATATTATGGCAGCGGTTAACGATACTTACAGCACAAAAGTCTGTCAAGAAATTTCTCCTTCCAAGTATAGCAATTACGATGAATTTTATTCTACCGATTATATTGAAGACGGTACAACGTTTCTTATTGGCGATCGTGTTAAAATTAGAGGCACTAATTACTATAAAGGTGTATTGGATGAAAAAGCTTTTTATATACCTGCAAGTAAAGTTTATCTTACAGATGATGAACGCCTTAAAATTGACACTCTTGTTAATTCATCACAATCTGTCAGAGATGAGTTTTTTGAATTTGCAAAAGCATTATCCCGCTTTATATATTTAAATAATTTGGAAGATGCTATTAATACAATTAAAGGCTTTTCTTCTAAAGGTATTTCAATACCGTCTTGGAGTGTGTACGATATGAGCGAATACACGGATGGAACAGGCGTACGCTTTACTTTCCATAACCCAACTAATAAAACTATTAAATACGTTAATATCAGTTTTGCCGGATACAACGCTGTTGATGATAGAGTCGGTAAGATAATATCTAAGAGGTGTATCGGTCCTATTGAGCCGGACGAAACCGCTTCTTATGATTTTGAATATGCGTGGTTTACCGATATCATACAATATGCTAAAATCACTTCACTATCTGTTCAATATAAAGATGGGACCACTAAAGTAGTATCTGACCCTTCCTCTGTTGTATGGTCTGATGATATTAACAATATGTTTAACTCTCGCTTAGACAAACTAAAATTTGAACTGGTTGATTCAGACGAAGAAGTTATAACAGAAGAAGTTGTAACCGAATAAATATTTGTCTATGTAATATATAATTTTGTGTCGGACAAGTTCACAAAATTTAATGCTTAACGTGAATAGACTTTGATATTTTTATATTCATGACTTATGAACGAAAAACTTAAACAATGTACGATACTTTATGAGCAATGGCAGATGCAATGCTGTGGCTCTCCTTTGCGTGTCGGTAGCGTAGCGGAACTTACAGCCAATAAACCATATCATGAAGACGGAATATTCCGAACTGATTTCATTGAGGAACATCATGAATCAACTGTGTTCAAACTCCGAGGATTAATCACAAGCATCAAAGCCATTTTTATAGATAAATTTGCCGGTAACAGCCGATATACGGACAATCCAAATAATACTTTCTCAATTTTTGAAGCCGAATATATCGATGGTTACAATGATATTGTCGACTACAACGGACGAAAGTCTAATGATGTAGTGGATTATATAATTGTTTTAAAGGATGTTGTTGTAACTGAAATTAGTAAATTGTAAACCAAGATTTTTTTGCGTTAATTTTTTCACAACCAGGTTTGTATTGATATTTTGTTTAACTTTATGGATATGAAGATGCTTCGTAAAATATTTGCAACAGTCCGCGCCTTAGGCTGGATTCTGCTATTTCTCCTTTACATTGTAATAGCCGGAACACCGCACGTTTTTGCGCTCTTCATTCCTAACGGCTGGAAAACAACAACTAAGTAGCTTGTATAGTAATGATACTCGTAATTTTTCTCATCTTCATTCTTATTTGCAGTATAGCTGCGCTTATCGGCTTTTGTGGCAAACGCCCACACGTTAGGCACAGACAGCAACCGCCGCGCAACTACCATGAAGATACCGGCGAGTTTACCCAAGAGGAACTCGACTACTGGTATCTTAATCAACAAGATGAAGATGAATAATCACTTTTTGATTTTGTAGTAATGAAATAATTACTACCTTTGCAATGCCGTTAGGCACACAATTATTATACATTAAATTCTGGTGGCTTTTAAAGTATATTACTATGTCTGAGACTGAAAACAAAAAGACGATTGACCCGGTACTCTCTAAAATCAAATTCTTGCAAAGAGAGGACTTATTACGAGTTTTAAATGGAGCATATATAGCTGAGCGCTTCTTTGGTAAATCCGGATGTTGGTTCAGCCAAAAGCTAAACAACAACCTGAAAAACGGTAAGCCTTGCGAGTTTACGCAGGAAGAACGTAAAACTCTAAGTAATGCTCTTTACACGATAGCTATTGAATTACAAGATTTAGCTGACGAGCTGCAATAAGATTTAAAAAATCTTCTTCGTCTGTCACCGAATTTTGCAGACTCGTCAGTTCCGGCGCGATTGGGAAAGACCTGTCGCGCTTTTTACACCGATACACAAAGCGAGAGACTATTCTTAACGAATAGCCACTCTTTGTGAAAGAAATCAACAACATTGGTTGTATGGATGCACGTAAATTATGCAAATTCCACAAAATTACGCTGATAACACTGTTTTGCGGTTTGATACATAATTTTACATATTTAATTAATTAAATATTAAAAAATATTTATTAACTTTGTAGCTGTAGGGAATAAGGCAATTGACGAACAAACCAATCAATCTCAATACCTATTAACCGAATAAATTTTAATAGAGAATTTTTCACTTGCTT